GTATTGAACTACAGATAGAGTTTGCTAAGAGGGGGTGTGCATGATTAGTATATATGTTATGGTGTTTGTTATGTCAATGGACGGACAGATCAGCGACCCTTACGTACACGACAAGGCATTCAAGACACACATGGAGTGTAACGATACGGCAGTACAGATGCGGGAGGCTCTGAAGGATAAGAAGGTTAAGTACCTTATAGGCTGCCGTAAGTTCACAGACGAGATCATCTGATGGACAGCAGGAAGAAGTGGAAGGCAGGGCACTGCCTTATCACTGACGCTGACCATGCCGTACCTATCAAACATCTACAGATATATCAGGTAGTGAGCGAGGATGAGGAGAGGTGCGAGACAATGCAGCAGCTACAGGACGCAACTAACGAGACAGATAAGATAATCTACAAACTATTATTAACTGGAGTTAAGAAGCATGACGAGTAAGAAGATGGGTGTATATGAATCGTTCATACACAAGAGCCGCTACGCACGCTACCTATGGGAGGAAGGTAGACGTGAGACATGGGAGGAGACAGTGTTACGCTATGTCAACTTCTGGAAAGACAAGGGGATGATTAACGATAAGGAAGGGATTGAGATAGCCAATGCTATTGAGAACCTAGAGGTTATGCCTAGTATGCGCAGCCTAATGACTGCTGGCCCTGCCCTTGACCGTGACAACATGGCTGGGTTCAACTGTTCATACATAGCAGTGGATCATATACGTGCGTTCGATGAGATACTGTACGTCCTGATGTGTGGTACAGGTGTAGGGTTTAGTGTTGAGCGTCAGTCAGTAAGCAAACTACCAGAGGTGGGAGAAAGTTTTGAAGAGACAGACACAATCATCAAGGTTGCAGACAGCAAGAAGGGGTGGGCTAAAGCATTCAAGGAACTCATCAGCCTGTTGTATGCAGGGCAGATCCCGCAGTGGGACTTGTCCAAGATCAGAGAGAAGGGAGCACCACTCAAGACGTTCGGTGGGAGATCGAGTGGCCCAGATCCTCTTGACGCTTTGTTTAGCTTCACTGTTAGTGTGTTTAGGGCTGCTGCTGGGCGTAAACTAAACAGCCTTGAGTGCCATGACATCGTGTGTAAGACAGCTGAGGTGGTGGTAGTAGGTGGGGTACGTAGGTCAGCCCTCATCTCTCTGTCAAACCTCTCAGATGACCGTATGCGAGGAGCTAAGCAGGGTCAATGGTGGGAGACAACAGGTCATCGTGCTCTAGCCAACAACTCAGCTGTGTATACAGAGCAGCCTGACTTCGAGGTGTTCCTCAAGGAGATGTTAGCACTACATGAGAGCAAGGCAGGTGAGCGTGGTATCTTCTCTCGTCTAGCATCTAAGACACAGGCTGCACGTAACGGTAGGCGTGACATAGACCATGACTTCGGTACTAACCCATGCTCTGAGATCATACTACGCAGTGCTCAGGTTTGTAATTTGTCTGAAGTGGTGGTTAGGAGTACCGATACGTTCGAGGATTTAAACCGCAAGGTGCGTGTAGCTGCTATCCTTGGTACGCTACAGTCTACACTCACTGACTTCGATTATGTACGTGCTGTGTGGAAACGTAACACTGAAGAGGAACGGCTACTAGGTGTGTCACTGACAGGTATCATGGATCATGCTATCCTCAGTGGTAAGGAGACCAAGGGTACAGCCTTTGACCATCCTAACCAGCCCAACCTAGCTAAGACATTGGAGAAGCTAAAGCAGACAGCTGTAGACACCAACAAGAAGTGGGCTGAGAAGCTGGGCATTGAGCAGAGTACAGCCATCACTTGTGTTAAGCCTAGTGGTACTGTGTCTCAGCTAGTGGACAGTGCATCAGGAATACATGCTAGGTTCAGTGACTACTACATCAGGCGTGTACGTAACGACCTGAAAGACCCTGTCACTTCCTTCTTAGTTGAAGCAGGTGTACCTTGGGAGCAGGACGTTATGAACCCTGAGACTGTAGTGTTTAGCTTCCCTATGAAGGCACCCGATGGGGCTGTCACAGTGGATGAGCAGACAGCATTGAGTCAGCTGGAGTTGTGGGAGATATATCAGGATAGTTGGTGTGAACACAAACCGTCAGTCACTGTCTATTACAGCGATGACGAGTTCTTATCTATCGGTCAGTGGTTGTGGGATAAGCTGGACAAGTGTAGCGGTGTGAGTCTGCTACCTAGAACAGACCATGTGTACCAGCAAGCACCCTACGAGGCTATCGACAGGGATGCCTATGAGACGCTCTGTAAGGAGATGCCAGCCACGTTAGACTGGAGCCTGCTAGATGGTATGGAGAACGGGGACAACACCATAGGAGCGCAGACATTAGCTTGCACTGGCTCATCATGTGAACTATAGGGGATAGATATGGAAGGATATGTGTTTGAAAGCTACGATGATGTTGTTACATTCCTCACCGAGAGGGGGCCAGTACGTCAGTTTCAGGTGCTATACCTAGACGATGACGAGGAACTGCCCCCTGAATGGACACTCACCATCCCTAACTCAGAGACAAGTGAGGCGTATGCAGATGAAGACTAGGGTACACGTAAACCAACATAACATTAGGCACAACAGTAAGGGGTTAGAACACAAGCCTGTACTGACTGTCAAGACCTACAAGGAGAACATTAAGTGTGACCGAGTGGCGATAGACGGGCCTAGTACAGTGGTGTACTCCCCCGACAAGCCCCTATCCTGTGGGGCTAAGGTGTGGATAGAGACGGAGTCTAAGGTTACTCCTCTTCATCCTCATCAATAGCATGGAACAGAGCAACCTGAAGCTCTAGCTTAATAGATTCGAGTGCCCCCACTATATAGGTGGGGTGTACCTCGGTCTCCATAGCATCCACTATCACCCTCCGAAGCTCATCCTCTAGCCCTTCTGTGGCCTCCGCTAAAGCATCACTCTTCTTTCTTTCTAAGAAACTCTTATCAACTGCCATGCTGTACTCCTAGATATTAAACCAAAGAACTACCCCTGTCACTGCACCAGCTACCCAATATAATAACTGATGAAGCTTCCTTCCTTCACTGTACATCTCACCAGCTGCATCAACGTGATGCTTAGCAGCAACCAAGCCACCCATCTGCCTGAAGAAGATATTAAAGAATGGCCCAGCTGCTAGTAGTACGGCAGCAATAGGTAGCTTAAATAAGAAGGCAAACCATGTCACCCCCCAGTATACGTTGTCAAAGAAGTTAGATACAAACCCTATCCATATACCCTTGGCTAGTTTACCAGAGGCAACACTGCCCCCCTCTTTCTTATAGCTGTCCTTGAGGGACGGCCACCATAGGTAGGCTATCTCAATACAATAACATAGGAATGGGACGGTTAGTGCTAATGATACAACAGTACAGAAATCACCGTATCTCTCTATAAAATTCAATCTATCTCTCCCCTCGTTCTTATTAACGCTTGTATGTGGAGGCTCTCCATCATCTCTAGCTTACCTTTGAACTCACCGAGTTCCTTATTCATCTCTGCCCTTTGGTTGGCATCCTCTATACGTGCATTGGTACAAGCCTCTCTGTCCTTGTACACCACCCTCACCACCCATAATAAGGCAGCCACAACCAAGCACAGGAAGCCTAGGAGTCCTAGCTTCTCTGCCTCTGTTGCCACTGTGATTGCTGAGTCTATCATTCCGACAGCCCAACTGCATCCGCTATCTTCTTAGCTCTAGTGATAAGCTTACCCTTCTTACCTTTCTCATCTGTAAAACTAGTGACCATCTCCTTACGCACAACAGCATCATCTCCTGCTCTCATACCCTTCAAAAGACTAGGCCACTTGTTCTCCTTGACACCTCCTGTGTTGTAGGCAATGTTCACAAGGACATCCTGATACTTAGGAGGTAGCTCATCAAAGTCCTTGACATCCTTCCTCACTATATCCTTGTGTGATTCTATGTCCTTACGGTAGAGAGCTATAGCATCACTGTCTGAGATGCCATCATCGTACTTACCGCTTGCTGCCTCTGCCTTTGTCAGCTTATGTCCATACCCTATGGTGTCAGTGCCACCCTCAGGTGAGGCATGGGGCTTCCACATACCGTCCTTAAACCCCACCTTCTGTGCGTTCTCCACCTCGGCTAAGGCGCTCTCGAAGTTGTTGAAGGGAGCAGGCTGTTCTTCCACAGGTGTGAGCTTACCTACTGGCTGAGCCTCATCCACCACTGTCAAAGCTCCGACAGGTTGTGGATCTTCCACTACTGTTAGCTTACCTACTGGCTGATTACTGCTCACGGACATACTTACCACCAACAACCCTAAACTTATTACCTTCTTCATCTTGCAGTAACGTCCCTTCAGGTTCTATTAGTGGGCCTTGTCCTGCACCACCGCTCTGCTCAGGCTGTTGCGTCCCCTCTATCCATGAGAATGCAGAAGGTCTGAACTGGAACAAGGTGTTGGCTGCTTCTTCGTTAGTCATACCCCCAGCCACTGCCATTGCACGTATAGCTGTGTTCAATCGTTTGGTGTACTTCTGGTTCATCGTGTTAGACATCACAGTGCGGCTTCCGTCTTTAGCTGTTGTCACCACCTGACCGTTCACCAGTTTAGTTACTAGGTCGTCAGTGTTAGCAGCAGCTGCTTGTGAGCTAGCAGCAGCTCTTTGTATCGGAGAACCTCTCTTAGTTCTCCCTTTAAGAACTTCACTGTTTAAGTAGAAACCTGCCAGCTCATCTAATGCTCCTCTACCAGACTCTATGGCGTATCTTCTAGCACCCTCTAGTACGTTGCTTAGTGTCTCATCTGTTGGGTCGAGTCCGTCAATAAACCCCTTAACTTGTGGATCAGCCATCGCTTCTAGTATATTTTGCTTCTCATTAGGGTTGAGGCTACCACGTACCAACATGCTAGTGTATGCAGATGTGAAGTCACTAGCCAGC